GGAAGGGTCAAGCTGGTCTAGCCATTCTTGGGTCTGGGGTACTAGCATATCTTCCCCTAAACCGGAATTTTCCTGGTCGTCATAATAGTCTGAAGGATTTCCGTTAGAAAACTTGTACAAAGGCCCGTTATTGACGTGGGTAATTTGGCCACCATTTGCAGCCGTGTCTCCCCAGGTCCTAGATGGATGACCTAGACACAAATCAACTATAGCCATTTGTTGAAGTCGGCCAGTTTGCCTAGCTTGTTGCAAGGCATTTTGGTAGCCTTCGGTGCCCATTGGCTCATAGTCGTTACAAGAATTGATGCCCAAAACCGTGTTGTATAGACTTGGGTGGTCACACCATGCCGTATTTGGAGTAATATCTGGTAACTTAAAGAAATTCTTAGCAATTTCATGGTACTTAGTGGCGTCTTTGAATTTGTCTGCCGCCTTTGGGTTGACCGACAGTTTGATCAACATTGTGCCATGAGTAGGGCTATTATACAAAAACTTGCTATTTTTGCTTTGCAGTCTTTTCAGTTTTCCAGGTACGTCCTTTTTCATGTCTATCATAGGTACAGCCTGCAGGGCTGCATGAGCCAGACTGTCCTGGCTAAATGATGCATTGCCATTAGACAAAGCCGACAAACTAGGTTCAGTTTTCTTTAGGTGGAGTTCTTGGGTGACGCCTTCAAAGTGATCCAAGTAGTCATCACTTACTTCAGGTAAAGCTGCTTTGAGGATTGGTCGAAGAGGTGATTTTCCATCCCAACTGGCTACTATCTTAGCAAGTTTTTTGCGTCTTTCGGGTGACAACCCGGCAAGACTTTCTCTTTGCAAGGCTGAGCCTTGAGTCAAGGTAGATGGAGCTGCATTGTAGCTGCCAGCCGTAAGAGTTTTCTTAAGGGCCAACACCGCTTCTTTGATTGTTTCTAGTGGGGTAACGGTTTTAGCTATGTCTTCAAAGATAGCATCTTCGACTTCAATAGTTCTATAGGAAGGTTCGGTGTCCCATCCCATAGTTTTTTCTATGTCGTCGCCTTCGTAAATATCTGATATTGCTGACTTATTGCACGGACGAGCGGTTAGTGCAAGTCTTCTACCAACAGATCTCTTTAACTCATATCCTTGTCTTTCTAATGTGGAACCTTCAATAGAAAACCCAACAACCATTGGAGTTTTTCTTTTTTGGCAATATCTAAACATTGCCGCACAGGCAACCGCACCTGGATGTTTTTCATCATCAAATAGTTCCGATATTACATACACAAAAGGAGTTTTGACCTTGTCCCAAAACATTTCCTGGCGCTTGTTATCACAGTCAGACTTTTTCATTATCTTTTTTGCAAAAATAATCTTGCCAACTATATCTTCTGGTGAGTCATTTTGGTGCTCCCAGTTCACCAAACCACGACCTTCAACTAAGTCAGAGATGTCATGCCCTTCAATATGGAGCATTTCTCCTGAAGAATCAATATGTTGCGATGCAGCAATTCCATCGATTTTTAATCCCAAAATTAACCTCTTTGTTCGGAGTATTCATCATACCCAAAACCCTTGAAAGTTATAGTACCGCGAGCATTAAATCCATAGCCTGGCGGCAACATTGACAAAACGTGTCTACAGTGAGGGTGAGTGCAGCCAACAGTGGCTACCGGATTACGCCAGTCTTTGTTGTAGCCATCTTTAAGTTCCGACAGTTTATATACTTTTGGCACATAAAGGTCATCGGTGTGCCACAGCTTTTTGCAATTTACGCACAACTTAGCGTCTACTACACCAAGTTTCATTACGGTTGGGTCATCTTCCCCAATAGAAGCTCCAAGCTGTTCAATACCGGCTCTTTCGGCGTAAGCTTGGACGTTCTTTATTTCTGTGTTAAGGACGGTGCTGACATACTTAGAAGCTTTGTCCATACCGTCTCTGACTAAGCCTTCAACCTGGTCTAATTCTATGCCTTGTTCTGCAGCCATAGTCAGATTGTTGATGGTCTTCAGGCGCTCTGCGTCCAGGTAGTTGGCGGTGATTTTTGCCATGCTTTTGATGCGCTTTACGTCTACTTTGGCATCTGGACCGTACATCATGCCGATAGTATAGCGATAAATTCCTTCCATAGAATCAATCGGGTCTTGATCACGGATTATTTCAAAATAGATCGCTGGGCCACGGAAAAACCTTCCTAACAGTCTCGCCTTGAGTCTGTTAAAAAGGTCGTTTACGTGGGCTTCGATTGCCTTTTTTTGATTATCCGTCAACATCATGGTCGTGGTCACAATCTTCGTGGTCTTCGTTTTTAGCTAAGGTGCCGTTTTGGATATCTGCTACAATCTTTCGTACAGCTTTTTCCGAATCTTTACGCCACGCTAGAAGATTTTTGTCCACAATTTGATTGTGTCTAGCTAGAAGCATTTTGCTGATAGCTGTATGGTTGGTTTCCACAGACTTGTTAAGTTCAAAAAAGGTAGCGGCCAGTTCGCTTTTTTGAGCTGGTTGACCAGTATCCTGGTCACCAGAGGCTTCCTGACCACTATCCTGTCCATCTTGGCCAGGTTGCGGCTGTTGCTGAGGCTGTTGCATCTGCATAGCCATTTGTTGGTTTTGCATGGCCATTTGGGATTTCTGGATAGCTAATTGCATCTGTTGGAAATAGAAAGGATCTCTGATGTAGTCGTATCTTGGATCTTGGGCTGCCCCTTCAATGCCAAAAAATGCTTCCATCATAAAACCGACTGTAAGGTATGGAGCAACACTGGTTTGCCATTGCTGGTTCATGATAAATTGACCGCCAAGCTCTTTACCGAGAACTGGCTTTTCTACAGTCTTAAGGATATCATCCATGGTCATATGGACGTTCATATCCTGGCTAAGACGAGTAGATTCTTTTTCTGGATCGTCTTGTTCCAAACCAGCTAAAATAAGCTGGAACTCTTTACTGAACTCTTCATCAAACTTAGGCAAAATGTGTGTGTTTAGTAAGTCCTGGATATCATACATCAAAGGACGTAAACCTACGTCACGAGCGGCGATAAGTTTGTATTCATTGCTGGTTTCTGACAAAGTCTGAGAGTTAGAGCCACGGCTAAGGTGGGCATAACCTGGCAATTCTTCTGGTGACATTTGGAATGCACCAAGAACTATTCGAGCCGTGTCGTCAGACAAAAACTGGAACTCTTTGTCTCTACCAGCAGAATCTGTGGTCTGGAAAATAATGTCGTCTTCGCTGCCGATACCAAAAACTGGCATACGGTAACTGTTTTTGACCGAGTTAATACTGGCATGGAACTGGTTACGGATCTTTTGGATCGTGCCTTCGTCTATGTCATCAGACTTAAAGACCAACATACCCCTAGCAGCTCGACCGTTTTCAAAGAACAGTTTATTCTGGAGGGAAATGCTGATATGGGTAATAACGGCGTTAAGGGCCTGGTCGATAGGGGTTAAAGGGTAGCCGTTGTATTCAATATTGGTTGTTGGAAATATGTTGTACACAACCAATTCTTTTTCGGTGAACACTTGAACTGGGGTACCATTGATAACCTGGACCCATTTGTATTCATCTTTTTCATATTTGGAAATATCGAACTTTTTGTCATCAAGTTTTTCCAACATACGCATAGCAGCAATACGCTGTTCTTGGTCATGGCTAGCGCTTGGGATAATACGGTAGATAGTACCAGCATCTACTGCCCTAAATGCCACGCAAACGTTTTCACCACGGTCGGTGTCATTAGCGTAAATAAATTCGGTAGCTGACCGACCAAAAAGGAGGGCATCCCTGGTGGTCATCTTAAGGAACTGAGACAAGTTTGGATGCCAGTCTTCTATGACTCTGTTTGACCCACAGTTCCACATCACTTCTTTGATTTTTTCGATGCGTTTTTGAATTTCTTTTTGCTGGTCTGGAGTTTCATGTGGTTCTGGATGCATTTGCTGGAATTCAAAGCCAACGCTAAAGCGGCTAGTTCTAGGACGACCAAAAGACGCCAGAGTATTAGATCTAGCTTGCAAAATTTGGTTAACCAGGTCATCACCTTGAGGACCAGCAATACGCTTAAGGATAGGATCTGGGGTTAGGTTGGTTTTTTGGCGGTAAGTAGATACAGTTCCAAGGTTGGCATCCCTTGGGTCAAGAGTAAAAGCTAGGCGAATGTCATGTTCCCTGGCTTTTTCACTCTTACGCAAAGAATCTAGAATCAACTTAAGGCTTCCACCTTTGTCGTCTTGAGGTTCTTTTTCGTCAGCTTCCATAGCTTTAGCTATTTTGTAGCTATTAGCATCCAAGGCAAACACCTGGGTTTGATCTTCCTTAGCTTTTTTAGATTTATTCAGGAAGTCCGAGCTATCCATATTTTACTCTGCTACAAAATATTTGATTGTCGCTACGCTAACTGACAAATTTACTATAACTAGTGAATAAACCAAGCCAACTTTTGACATAAAACCAATTAAATCTGGTTTTCCTGATGCAATTGGGTCAACCGTGTTTCTGTTGCTGGTTTCGCCGTTTAACTTAACAGCAACCATCTGATTTGACTCCAGGTAAATGAAATTCTTAGCACCACTATAGATCATAATGGTATCTAAAACATAAGTCAACCCAGTTTCAGTAGGGATAGGAGCAGTAGATATATAGTATACAGTATACGGTGTACTATCTACTATGTTATACGAACCAATAGAGGCGGCACTTAGTGTGCCATAAATAGCTATAGTATTGCCAGCCTGGACGCCGTCTTGTACGTAAAACTGAACCTGGCCACTAGGGATAGGTCCAACTATCGTTTCTGACACGCCATTACAAGGATTACCTTGTCCGCGATTAACTTGAACCGTTTTTGCTGTGTTATTTACCGCTAAAACGATCCAAATACCTGAATTGATTGCATTAAATGAAAACGGACCAGTTTCAAAGGTACCAGTACCGGCAATTCTCATCACATCGCCAACCTGAACAGCGCTAAGGTCGGCACCAGGGAATGTAAAAACGGCTATGGCATTGTTGTTCATTTGAACAGTAGCCGAGGATATTCCAGTGGCTACATGGGCAGTTTTAAAGCTACCTGGTCCAGAAGTAATAGACAAAGCATAAGTAGATGTTTTTACTTGACTATTAGACAACACCGAAGATCCGGTTAACCCTGTGGAAATCAAAGAGTTAACTATGGAGTATTGTTGTCCTGGAGCTATGGTTATGGTGTTGTGGGCTGGATTTTCAATAGCTAAAGCCGATAAACGCCTGGTCCAGTCATAGTCCTTGTATTGAGGATTGTCTGTATTTCCAGAAGGATCTGAATAGGCTAAAAGCTGATTTGTAATGTTAAGTATTGAAGTCATTGACTTTTTTCTCCATTAGGCTCATAAAAGATTAGGGGACGGACTTAGTCGTTTGAAAAGTCCCAAAAAACTGAACCAGTTGCGGACTTTCCTTTACCTTTTGAGTCTACTTCATTAGATGCTATCTCGAAGATCTCATTAAAATAGTTCCTTTGGCCAGGACCGGGCTGAAACTGAGGTAAAGATGATCTGGTTTTCAGGATGTCTTGTTCTCTTTCGCGTAGATCTGGGGCAACTAAGCCACCTTTAGTGGCAAAAAGGTTCTGACCCATATAACGCAAACTATCGAGGGCATCGGCATGATTTTCATCATCCGGTTCGGCAGTTATATTGCCTGCTGCATCGGTTCTAAAGTGATGGCTATGGAAACCTTTAATAATGTGCCTGTTTTCTTCAGTAAGAAGAACCTTTAACCTACGACGACCGGAAGCATCAATTATTTGTCCCCTAATTGAAGATATGCCACCAGATACATCTTTTTTAAACTCTTTGCATGGCATTCCAGCTTTTTTAAATGATTTAATGAACATAGGCTGGGCAGTGTCCATAAACCATTTTCTTGGCATATATTTGTCACGTATATATTCGGAATATTTCATCATTTCCGGGAACTCTAAACCAGCCATAACAAAACACTCTACAATCCAAAAGTCCCCACTAGGAAGTATAGCCCCAACTATTAGGGCAAAGTTATGCCTAAAGCCCCAGTCACCGCCTACATAAAATTGTATACCAAGTTCAGACATTTTAAGGATAAGTTCTGGTAGAGTTACGTCTGGTTTTTCATCGCCCATAAGCTGATAATAAGCGTTACTAACCGTTATAGTATTTTCTCCTTCAGTTTGATCAAAGCGAGGATATACAAGACCTGTACTGCTCGGTTTCCAGCAAAGTAACTGAGCCTCAGCCATATCGGGTTCAATTTTAGAAAACTGGTTAATAGTAAAATCTATTGGCTTCCACAGTCCACCTCTATCGTTTTCTGGTCTATTGGCTAGGCGAGTTTTACACACAGGTAAAAGTTTACAGTCAACGCACCCGACATAAGCCTCTATTGCTTCATATCCGTCTCTTTTTTCTTCTGGTAGAGACAAGTGTTCTTCTGGGGATATTTGCAAAAGAGGCAGGTTTTTTGCTATATACCTTTTAACGGTACCTTGATCTTTTTTGTTGCGCTTTGGTGAGCAGTGCTCAGTTACATCTAATATGTTCCAGTGTCTTATTGGGTGACCATTTTCCTGGGCTCTTTCTATTTCTTTTTGCATCAAACCGAAAGCAAATTTACGAGTAGAGGTGTAAAGAGTAATTGGGAATTTACCATTTTGTACCCCAGGAATCATCTTAGCCTCTTCAAAAGCCTGAGGATACTGGACAACATCTACCTCATCGCATGCAAAAAAAAGTGTATGGTTACTGTTACTTCCCTGAAGCGTGGCGACAATAACTTGAACGTAAACTTCATCTCCGTTGGCATTTTTAATAGAAATGTTGCGCACGTTTTTGGATGTAACTGCTCCACCGTGATGCTCTAGGTATGGTTCTATTTTACGTACAAAAGAGTTGATATATTGAATAGCTTTAGCGGACTGAGAAGTAATTGCTGCCATGTGAGCCACGGTAGCATTCAAATGGACCATTAAAATAACTTCAAGTGCCGAACATCCCAAGGTTTTGTATGCGTCTCTGGCGCTGTATACAACATATACAGGCTTTTCATTTCCTTCGTTATTTCTCATTGCAGTATAAACTTCAAACATCCATTCAACTGGAGATGTATTGCTATCTGGGTCTACCGTACCCATAGGGAAATCTATGTCAAAAAAATTACACATCCAATCGCGCATTTGTTGTGGCGTTTCAAAAGGCTTTAGAAATGTTTCGGCTAAAGCTAACTGAATAGCTGTCATGGGTTTGGCAGTGTCAGGTTTTTTAGCCATTTTCCCCTCTAGCTTTTTTACGTTTTTCTTCTGCCATGATGTTCAGAATTTGCTGGGTAGCGTCAGTTTGAACCTCTACCTTACCTGCTTCAAGGGTTATTGGGTTGGCAGATTTGCCCTGTAGAGCTTCTCTTTCGTCTTTGATGGTAAAGGTGCGGTCCTGGCCGCTAAGCTTTTGCAGAGACTCTATAACCTTTGCCAGATCGCTGATACTGTTGATCGACAAAGCATCTTTAAGGTAAGATTCGTCTCCGGTTTGGATATACTTTTTCAGCCTGTCGCCATGTTTTTTGTTGGCGGCAGCTATCATGTCGGTATAAATACTGGTGGCCTCTATGGCGGCTTTAGTGATTTTGTTAATGACCCTTTGGTTCATAGTAACCATAGCATCATGGTACATTTGGTCCCAGCTATAACGTAGTCTAGCCAGGTAAATGCAACCTTTTGGAAAAGAAGGATTTAACCTGTGGATCTCATTGACATCATACCCATTTAAGTAAAGGTCAAAAAACTTTTGGGCAGTGACCAAAGCTAATGGCGCACCACCCTTTAAAATATAGTCGCTAAGTTCCTGGAACTCTTCAGAAGTCAGATAGATCTTAGCTCGATCAATAATTAGCTGACCATCACTCAGTTTCTGTTTGATCTGGGTTTCTAACTGGATCTGGTTTGTCAATTCTACTGTCATAAATCTTCTTGTCGTTTAGTATATACACACATTCAGAGTCATTCCAAAGTATGTATTGTGTCCAATCAGATATAAGATTAAGTAATTCCTGGGTTTTCTTGGATTTACGGTACTTGCCAGTAGATTTGGCATTAAAGGTAACTACGTGAGTATTGGGCTCTATTTTGATCTCAACTGCATTTACATTTGGCAATAAAACCCCATAACACTGGAGCTGATACACTTGGAACTCATGGACAGAGCCGAAGCGCTCGGTCATACCCTTTAGCCAATACAACTGGTCTTTTGGTGACTTCACCCTACTACCCCTGGCAACAGGTCTTTAAACATGGAATTCAAAGCAACCACCTCTTTTTTCCCAAGGTCCTTGGAGGTAACATAGTCTATGAAATAAGAATTAAATGCAACAGGTATACCGTTTGATTCGGTAACTTCGGTCTGGATTACGTCATTTTGGATTGTAGTTCTAACCTTAGCAGATGTCCAGCTCTTTTTAAGGCAGTCCGATACGAACTTTTTGTTTCCAGTGATGTCGATATATACCCGGTCTGGTGACAAAGACTTCAAAGCTTTTTGGGCTTCTGCTAGCTCTTGATCATTTGAAACCTTGATCAAAACCATAAGCTCCGACACACTTGCAGGAGTTGGTATAAACTCAAAAGAACCGTTATCAAAGATATGTATACCTTTGATTTCATTGGCATCAGACCTGGTTAGTGCGCGAGGTGTACCTGGGTAGAAGATATTGCCAAACTCTTGTTTCATATGAATATGACCGGAGATCACTTTAAGGTGTGACGGCAATAAAGCTGGGTCTACTCCATGAGGAGCATAAAAACCGTTTTCAAACTGGCATCCATTAAACTCTTGGTGACAAAACAGGTACTTGGTGTCTGGCAAAACGATGTCATTTACGATCCTTACAAAATCATCAGAGTTACGCACAAAAGGCACATAAAGGGTGTCGCCATATAGACTTGGCTTGTTGAAAACTACGGTACCCAAGAAGGAGGGGAAATCGTGAGTACCGTCTGGTGACATGTCATGATTGCCAACCAATATTTCTATTTGCACACCTCTGTTTTTGGCTGACTCGATTGATTTATGCCAGAAGTTGAGCACTTCAATATTACACACACCAAAATCGTTAAAAATATCACCAAGCACCAAAACAAATCTTTCATTAAGTTCTGCAACATCTAGTATCCACTCCCAGAGCCGCTGAGACTCTTCTATATTGGTCTTTTTGACGTGCATGTCACCTACAATAACCTTAGCCATCGACTTCTACCCCTACAATGTAGTCCATTGGAGCTAACACAAACTCTAGGTCACCGATATGCCAGATTTCTTTGTTCCAAGGACTAAAGCCTGCATCGGGTCTAAGGTAGACCGTGGTACCCTTTTTCATACCGCCAACACCGTCAATCAGAACAACGGACTTAGATAGTTCTCTCTTTTGTTTGGTAATAGCTAGGCCACCCTTAAGCATTGTATCAACTTGAGTGGCAACTATTGGCTTAATTGGCAAAAACTTGGTATCATGAAGGTACATTAAAGACATGTTCGGCTCCATTTTCTATTGTTTCTATTTCGTCTGGGATCATTGCATCATGTATTGCACCAATCTTAAGTGCGCTATAAATAAGGGTATCTTCTTTAGGTGACCCTTCATCGTAAGTAGTAGAGTTGTTTAAGACTGAATGCGTTGTTGACATTGCATAATTGGTTTTAGATACAAAAACCTTAGCTGTAGCGGAAGATCTTGATTTTGCTATTAAAAAACGAACTATTTGAGCGTTTTTATCTTTACCGCTGGCATTTAAGGTTATGATATTAGAGGCTCTTTGTACGATATTATAGGCATCAGCTACGTCAGCCTGGTCGATCATGGAAGAACCCTCTTTAAGATTCTTGGCCTTTTGGAAACCTCCACGGTTGGCCTGCAGAGGGGTTATGACGTGGAACTGTTCCTCAATAGCCATAGTAACAAACTGGTCATAAATGAAGGTCTTAACCGCATGATCTGCCAGATCTTTTCCAGTATTACGGCTAGACAATTTACCGGGATAGTCATCTATAACTAGATCATACCCTTTATTATTTGAACTATTGCCCCTCATAAAGGCATTCTTTTCTTTAATCATATCGATAACATCTTCAACAAACATAGATCCAGCCTTAACCCATGGAACATAAGTTAAGTGATCATTAATGAACTTAGCGTAAGCATTAGCTCTTTCTGCTTTTAGCATTTCTGGGTCCATCAGTTGTTGTCTTGTCATTTGAAAATAACACTGATAGATCTTGTCTGCAATATCTCTAGCGTTTTGTTCATGAGTAACCAATAAACACTTTTTACCAGAAATCATATTGGCAACCAATATACTAATAACAGCCGTAGTTTTACCACCGTTGGATGGGGCAATTATCATTGTGGTGTCACCTCTAGCAAGAGACCCTTTGCTATAGTGTTTTTGATGTCTAGCTACAAACTTATTGGTAGGCAATACGGCATTGATTTTAGATCCAGGAAGTAAAAGTTCATCTAAATCTGGATGACCAAGAGTTAAACAGTCACTCATTTCCGTATTGAAACCTTCGTAAAACTTTTCTGGATTAGAAAAGTCGAAACTTTCATTGTGTAAAAATGAACACTCTTTAACTTTAGCTATGGCCCTATCTACCCAGTCTATGGTATCCAAGCTTTTCTTTGTGTTGTACATGTGAGCAGCTTCGGCCAGATAATTCCTAAACATAACCATCTTAAGCCAGCCAGTTGCGCTTTTACTAACATAGTCTCTACTTTGATTATTAGAACTGGCAATACAGTGATCTATTTTTGTATGAAGTGTTGTATAGGTAGTAAAATGAGTGCTATATACATAACCCTTTAACTCTTCAGGTGTAGGAGAAATCTTAAACTCAGTGTGATATTTTTGAACACAGGCAAATAAAACAGACAAATTGGCATCAGTAAAGTAACCGGGCTTTAACAAAGATATCGACTTTGAAGCAAACCATCCAGCTTGAAGCATATGACCAATCATAGCTTCTTGAAAGCTATTATCAAATTTGTCCATAGTTATCGGTACTGAAAGTTCGCTAGTCATACTATCCTTTGAGATGAAAAATTAGTTCCATACCGCTATACAGCTTAGCTTCTTTCATAGCAACAACACATTCATCTTCGGTGCACTCTCCAAAATCGGCCTTTTTTGACATACCGTGACATCTGTTCTTTGCCGACTCCGGTACCTCCATAAGATACACTTTTTTCCCAGCAGAATACAAGCTTCGAGCTAAAGAATCTGTTTCTTGATAGGCATCATCATCTAGTCCCAAGAAAACTGACGATGCACTGGTGTCTATTAAAAGCTTTATTTGCTTTTCTGATAAGGTTTTGCCCATTGTTGCCACGTAATGATGACATTTATTAAACTTTAAAGCATCAAATGGCCCCTCAGCAACAACAAAAAAGGGGGAATCTTTGATAGTGTCGTAAAACATCACCAATGAGTCTCTACGAAACCCTATATTATTTCTCATTCGGTCTTTTTGGTCTACTTTGTCAATAGCTCTTCCTTGCCAGCCATAACAAACTTCATCTATAAAGATTGGCATAATAAGCCTGCGAGTAATCATATTGAACATAAAACCGTGATTTATGGCCAAATCCAAAGAAACGTTTCTGGACGCTAAATATAAAACTGCATCTTCAGCTATTGGATGATCCAGGCTGAACAGTCCAGCTTCAGGCCATTCTATTGATTCTATGTAGTTTTCTGGGACAACGGTAGTGTCATCTTCATCTATAAAGTGCAAAATCAGAGGGTTATCTAGTGATACCTCTTTATTGCCATATACCACAGACCGAGCTTCAGCCAGTGGAATGTTTGCTGTCAAGGCTATCCAAT